ACCAAGGCTTACTTCGGATTTGTTTCAAGAGCACCAAGATGTGTGGGAGGCATACCTAAAGGTGGTCTCAGAGGGTGGCAAGCCTAACATGATTACTATAAGCAGGGGGCTTGAAGGAAGGCAAGACGCTTTTAATCTTATTGGTTCGCTTACAAAAAGCGTAGACTTTAGCGTGGACTTTGAGTCGTGGCTTGAGCACCTAGAACATCGAGCCAAGAGAACGTATTGCGAGAAGGCGGTGCAAGACCTTAATAATCTAATTACCAAGGATAGCCTTGACGACTTTGAGAAGGTGCTACACAACTCACTAATGGGGCTATCTAAACAACGTAGCGACTACAAGCCAATGATTGACCACGTGAAGGATGTGTTTACCCACGTGGAGAACATACAGGCAGGGAAGAAGATAACAGGAACACCTACAGGATTCACAGACTTTGATGAGTTCTCTGGGGGGCTACAACCTTCGGACCTCACAATTATAGCAGCAACAACAAGCCAAGGTAAGACCACTCTTGCTCTAACAATGGCATATAACATGGCTATACAATCAGCCACAGACGTTGGAGTCTTCTCCCTTGAGATGAGTATGCTACAAATTACAGCACGACTTATCGGCATGGACACAGACATTCCATCGAAGAACATTCTTTCAGGCAATGTCACCTTCCCAGAGCTTAACAAGAAGCTAGGTGCTATCACCAACAATAAGATTCATATCGACCCAACAAGAGACACGAAGATTCAGTCTATCATATCTAAGATGCGCTACTTCATTGCACGCTTTGGGTGTAAGGTGTTTGTGATAGACTACCTACAGATGATTACCAACTACGTGAAAGGGCAGACCACAGAGCAAAATGTGGCAGATGTATGTAGGATGCTTAAGGCTTTTGCTAAGGAGAACAACATCTCAATAGTCCTATTGTGCCAACTCAATCGTGGGGAGGGAGGAAACCCTGCGCCTAAGATGTCTCGCCTACGTGGGAGTGGACAGATTGAGGAGGCCGCAGACAACGTGTTGCTTTTGTTTAGACCAGATTATTATAATATCAATACCTTTGATGATGGAACAGACGCTCTTGGAAAGGCTGAGCTGATCCTAGACAAGGGCAGGAACATAGGAACAGCACGATTTAGATTAGAGTTTATACCGCAAATACCAACCTTTAAAAACATAACTTCCGATGGACAAAGATTCTAGGAGAAAGGAACTCATTAAGATTATCGAAGAGGACATTCAGATTCTTAACGACACGCTTGGCAACTTTAGCAGGATGTCTATATACAACCCCAACAAGAAGGGCTTTGTAAAAAACACAGAGGATAGTATTGACTATATGATGGAGCTACGTAAAAAAGTTATTAACAGACCAATATGAAAAAAGACCAAACACTTAAAGAGCTAAATGGAAGCATACGAAGGTGCGAGAGCACCTTACAAATGCTGATGCAACTACCGGTGACTCACGAAAAAAGGAAGGAGTTGCTTGAGCAAACAAAGATGGACATTAAGCTTCTGCTTGAAATCAAAGAGAAGCTATCAAGAACATAATAGCTTATTTTTGATATATGACTATTAGCTTCCTCATACGGAAAGGGTGTACGATGCCCCTTGAACTTGAGTTCAAAGACGCAAAGCGTGTGACATCATGCTCTCATTGTAAGACCAATGGGTACATGGTGAGGTACGACATGGGCAACCTTAGACTATCTTGTCGTGTGGAGGACAACACCCTTTTGAAGAACAAAGCCGCACTAATAGAGTGGTTCTTAAACTAATGGAGATACCGTTTAGAGAGGTGATGGATAGTGGTGTCGAGTTCATCTCGGTACACAAGGCAGCCAAGGAAAAGAACATGACCCTCGTGCGCTTTAAGGGAAAGATTAATGAGGGGCTTGTTGACACAACCAAGTTTGATGACGGCATAGCCTCTTGCCTATTTGTTGTGGTCAACGAAAAATATATACTCTTTAGAAGAGAAGCAGTAAAAATAACAGAACTATGGAAGCAGATATCGAACTACAAAAGGAAGAAGACACACGTGCAGAATGGCTTGTCAAAAGGGAGGGCGATATCACCTTTGACAAAGAACTCGTTGCCTGGGTCAAAAGCATCAATGCAGGGTTTCAGAAGCGGACAGCCTACGCCCCATTCGAACGATACAAGGCTCAAGCAAAGAGATGGACTAGTGATAAAATTGATTTCGGAGGTTCCAGGGAAGAGCTAATTAGAATAGCGAAGAAGGAGAAAAGGAAGATCAGCGACAACTCGTTGTACTTCTTCAATAGATACGTGCTACTAAAAGAGGGAGACTCCCCTACAGGATTCACAAACCCAGAGGCGTTTGAGGCACAGGCTATCGTATGCTTCTTGTTCGACAACCACTTCAATCTTCTTATTGGAAAGCCCAGGCAGATAGGGGCAACATCAGTCATACTTCCCATATCAATGAAACGAACGATGTGCCAGAGAGGGTACTTCGTTAAGTTTATCTGCGAGAGCCTAGAGAAAGTAACAGAGATATTTACAGATAAGCTTAAGTTCCCATTCTTTCACTTGCCACCATGGATGAAGCCAAGCGTAAGCAACGACAGGGACAACCTACTACGCTTTGCGTATAAGGGCAAGAAGGGTTCATTGGAGGGTGCGGACTCAAAGATTAGTATTATGTCTCCTACGGTCACCGCAATCAACGGAGGAAGCCCAAACCTTGTACTCATAGACGAGGCAGGTAACGTAGATATACTACAGGAGATTATGGATGAGGGCAGACCTACGCTGTTCTGGTTTAACCCAGTCACCAAGAAGCTAGAGATGAAGAGGCAGATAGTAGCTTGGGGTACAGCAGGAGCACAAGAAGGAAGCGATGCGTTCGAGAATATGTTTAGGGCTTTGCTTGACAAGTTCGCTGACGATGACTACTCGGTTGGGATAATCCCTCTCTTCTTCGACACCTTTGCTAAGGAGGGGATGAACGAAGAGGAGCTAAAAAGACAAGAACAATACTACCTGTACAAGAAAGGTGGCGACCATGCCAAGTCTTTGATCAGGTTTAGACAACACTTCCCAAGAAACATAGATGATATGTTCGTTCGTAATAGTGAAACCATTATTCCTTATGAGCAAATTATAGCCAATATTGAGCGTATTCAAGCAGAAAAGACCTTTTCGTGGGGATACTTCGAGCCTATCTTTGATGAAGGAAGGAAGATGCCAGACAACTATCCTGTGCCTTTTGCTATTGTAGGGGCGACATTCGTGCCGGTTGCCGATGATGCTATCTTTTCTGCTGCCGTGTGTATCTATCAGATGCCTGACGAAATGTCGAGAAACAGATACTACCAAGGCACTGACCCAATCGCCTCAAAGTCTGGGCACTCAAAGTTTGCTTCAGCTATCTGGGATGCAGAAGAAAACACAATATCAGCCACCGTTAACTTTAGGGTTGAGGACTACAGGCAATGCTTCGTGCAGTCGATATGCCTTGGGATATTCTATGACATAAGCATCAAGGAGCTTCTCGAGTCAAACATAGGAAGCGAATACTATAATCTTAAAGAGTCCTTCAATCTACACTATGGATTTGTGGTGAAGCACGAGCTACCTTCTTACCTCCAACTTGGAGGAAACGACATTGGAATCAACAAGAGGGCCGCAAACAAGGACAAGATTACCAACAAGACCTACGAGATGTTTAGTGCTTATGGAGACAACATTCATATCGAAGAGGTATGGCAACAGTTGAGAACATTCGTAAAGAAGAAAACCCTTAAGGGGCACACCTTCGAGCCAAGCACCAGGCTACATTTCGATGACTTGATTGATGCAGTGACCTATGCGTATATTGCTCGCCTTTGTTATCCAAACATAATGCCTACAAGGGTAGATGACGAGAAGAAAAAGAAGCTCGTCTCAAGGTATGAGTGTGACGCATCAACAGGGTATCGATTGATTGTTAAGAAAAAATATATATAAATAGATTGGATGTAAGAAAATTGCTATACTTTTGTTCTTGAATAGAAATTTATTACTCACTTAATACAAAAAGTTATGTTTACTAAACCATCGAACTTATCAGGAACGGTAGCGTTTCAAGTAGTTCAAGCAGCAGCAGCTGATATCACTTTTGCAGCACGAGCAATCGGCTTCAACGGTCTTGGAGAAAGCGCAATCCTAAATAACATCACATCAGTGTCAACTACGCCATTTAGCGCAGGAGTAGCTCAAGAGAACACCCATGACTTCACGGCTATTGCGCTTACTGCTGACACAGTATACACCCTAGCGATTCGTAGATTCGACACGAATCAGGTGATTACCTACCAAATCATTACACCATCGTCTGGTGTTAGTGCAGCATCTATTGCAGAGCAGTTTAACGTGCAGTTGCAGAACGACCTATCTTGTGTTGTTACATCGTCTCGTGCAGGCGCTGTGCTTACAGTGGTAGAGAAAGACGCTTCTGTTACTAAGGGCTTATCGTATATTGTTCCAACTGCGGTTGTGAATGTTAATACAGTAGTTCACGTTGACCAAAGCGGAACTCTTGCAGAAGTGCAGGTGTATGACCCTAATGTTACAGCAGGTGATTATCGCAAATACACAATCAACTACAATAAGCTAGTACAAGCACCTAACGGTGGTCAGTGGTACGCTCCTGTTGTTATTATTGTGTGGGCGAATGAGCTTGACACTCCAAACGAGGGAGATTTCAAGACTGAGTTTGACCAGATAATGGCGGCTTCTAACCTTGCTGACCCAAATGCAGAGCCTTACGTTGAAGTAGTTTAACAACGGAGTTTAACTTAAAATACCTCGGGCAAACGCTCGGGGTATTTTTTTATATTTTATTATGGCATCAAAAGATAACACCCTTCTATTCCCCCTAACAGACACAGATATACGCACAGAGTATCCAGAGCTTGGGCAGGCAGAAGAGTTTAAGGAACTTTCGGGTAATGAAATGAAGTTTGTTTGGTACTACTCCAACCAGACATCTCCCTATATACACCTGCCATACAAGGAGAGAGTGCTTAAGTGCCTTGAAATTCTTAAGGATGAACTAAGCGGAACACAGCTTGAGGACTACGCAAAGCTAGATTTTCCCCCAACTATTAGCGCAGCCATTGAGCACATGAGCAAATACAACCCAGAGCTAAGGGTGAAGGCAAACAACATTAACGAGACCATCTTTAAGAATATTAAAAAAATTGTAAGCATTGATGCGGAAGACATACCCGACATGGAGGAGAAGAAGAAGTATATAGCGATATCAATGGATGTCATTCGCCATATGCCAGAACTTATCAACCAAATGGAACAGGGATATGGGGTGCGTGTCAAGGGTAAGAAGAAAGAAAGCACGGGAAAAGAGAAGACATTGTGGGATAGTATTATGGACGAGGAGTAATGAAACGAAAAATTTATTATACATTTGTAAAAACATTTCGCCATGCCATTGAAATTTGGAAAGAACAAAAAGATTGTGTCCGAAAACATAAAAGAGCTTCACGGTGGAAAGACCTACGAGAAAACGAAAGGAAAGCATGGCAAGGAAACCGCAGACAGACAAGCAGTAGCCATAGCCTTAGACAAGGCCGGCAAATCTCGCTCTAAACACAAAAAATATTAATGTTTACACCATCCGTAGCCCCAGGTATAGTCAATAAGCCGAATAGGTTTGATATTAAAGAAAGCCAAAAGGACGAGAAGTACCATACACAATATGGTAAATATTGTTTGGGGTCTATAGACCATCCAGCCCATAGGGTTTTCCAGGTTAAGACCTTGACTAATTGGAACTTCTACCAGAATAACCAGTGGATATTTGAGGAAGACCTAGAGTCGTTCTTAAAGGACGAGTCAGGAGATGTAAGGAACAGAATCAGATTAGTATACAATATGATTCAGCCGATGGTACAGCAGTATATCGGCAATGCAATTCGCATGGACTATACTCCAAAGGCGGTAAGCATATCGGATTTTGTTATCAACAGAAGAGAGCTACAATTAAATAAGCTTAAATATTATTCTGCCCTTGCACAAAATATCCCAGTGCTAGAGGATATGATAAAGGAGCAGCAGCCTATCGGAAAGGACGAGAAGCAGACAGAGACCATCTTCAATAATGTATATGTAGATGGCTATGAGAAGAACATAAACAACCTATTAAAGTATGTTGCCCACAAGAACAACTTTGATCAGGCTAAGATGGAGCTAGCTCGACACGTAGCCCTATCTGGACTTGGTGTTCACAAAGGATATGAGTTAAACGGAGAACAGATTTGGGACATAATAGACCCCCTCTACTTCTTCTATGATTATGCGGCTAAGAAGAAAGACCTAACCGATGCAGAGTTTATGGGTGAGGTTAAGTACGCATCACCTGTAGAGGCGGCTGAGAGATTTCAAAGCCTTGGCAAAGAAGAAAGAATTAGGCTAGAGAAGTATGCATCGCAAACCCCATCGGCTAATCGCCTACAATACCATTACCTATATGGAGAGACCTCTGGTAGGTTTCCTATGTTTGAGATATACTGGAAGGACGCAGAGAAGCAGGAGTATGGATATGTTATAGACGAGTTTGGGTATGAGTACCTAACACAAATTAACTGCGAGAAGAACGACTATACCGACAAAGACCTTATTGAGCCTGAGTTTGAGAACCACGTAAAGTTCCTTGGAGAGGGTAAGATAAAGAAGGCGATGTATGTAGATGTCCTTCGCTATTGCATATTCACGCCAGCAGAGATTATAGGAGGTGGCGATGACATTGTATTCGAGTACGGAAAGCTACCATACCAAGAGACAAGTAACCTTGAGCCATCAAGCGTTCAATTCCCATACAAGGCGTGCGCCTGGGATATTCACAATGGACTAATCCTTTCGCCTGTTGA